CCACACCATTTAATAAAGATAAGAGATTTTTCAAACTATATTGAATTAGGTGAAAATACAATAGATGAAATACCACCATACGCAAGTCTTAATGATGATGGTACATATTCATGGAGAGATTTAATGTCAATAGGTTTTAATGATGGTGAAATTCAAACCTTAGATTATCCATTTTTAAATGGTTCTCATTATAGATATCAGAATTATTGTTTTATATTAAAAAGACAAGACCCATACGCACAATGGGGGTTATTATATACTAATTTCCCATCAGACGCACCAGGTGATAGAATAACAGATAGATTTACAGTAAAAAGCTCCGACGATGTTTGCTAACAAATATACATTAAACTTACAAAATTTTAATACTGGTACAACAGAACAGTATGTTTCAATACCTATGGGTACTCAATTTCAAATTGTTGATAATGACGAATTGATAAATAGAGTATTTGTAAAAACTGAAGCACAAAATGCTGTAAATAAAATATTGGATTATGATAGGGTAAGGTATATGCCTATAACACCAAATAATGATTTGATTACATCAATAACTTATGATTTAAGTATATTTGATATTAATAACATATATACAACAAATTATGGAGGTATTGGTTTTCAATATGATGATGTTAAATTTAGAAAGAACTCATTTAGTAAGACTTTTTTAAGATTATCTATTTTTGATAGTGATAACGCCATGACTCAAAATTTAGTTGGTTTTATAACATTATTTAGCAAATTAAGAACAATAGATTTAGAACCTAGTACAGGTGGTGTTATTGCTGGCGTACCTAAACCAATAAATGATATACCTATTAACTATACGCTTGAAAACCCTATTGTTAATAGACGAGGTTTTGCTGAAGGTTTTCATCTTTATTATTATAGAGATGCTTTAAATATAGGAGATTCAAAATATTTATATATGAAAGGTAGTTTTAACAATGCTAAGACTGGTAAAGCAACTAATTTAATGGTAAAAAATACACCACAATCAATTGATAAATTAGTAAACGAATTATATATAAGAATAATTATAAGTAGAACAACAACTGGGTATTATTATACCTTTGATGAAACATATCAAGGTAATCAAATTTTACCACCTAATACACCTAATAACATAACATTTGCTGGTACAAACGTAAATGTTAAATTATACGAAGTAGACGCTTTATAATGGAAGTAATTAAAAGAAAAATATTATTAGAAGAAGCAATAGATAGAAACTATAGTGGTAACACATGGGGTACTGTTACTGCAACAACTTTTTATTTGGACATACAGTTAAATCAAACCATGGACGATATGGGGCTGTTTACAGATATTAATTATTTACCAAAACAAAAAAATGGAGTTGTTGATTATTCAATTCTAATTGAAAAATTAGAAGATTTAGCTATTTCATTCCCGTTTATAAATGGTGTCGTACCAATGGACTTCAGTTCAATTTTAACACCAACAGATAGAGCTGTACTACGTTTACCAACTAAACCGTTATCACACTATTATTATTATGGTAATAACCCATTAACTGGTAGTACAGATTCTAAAATAGATGATGTTCGTTCATATAAAAATGGTGAACCATACATTGCTGGTTTTAATATTAATGAAGAAACATATTTAAATTACAAAAATATATTAATAAATGGTGTAGATAGAGTTACAAATATTGGAGAACCTAAAACATATGTTTTTGATACTACAGCTGACTTATCTATAGGTATGCCAACTCAAACAACTGGAATACAATACAAAGATTATTCAGCATCAACAATAAACGCTATTTTATTACCTGAAGGTATTGACTTACCAACAACTACATTTAGATTTATAAGTGAAGGTTGGAACCAAACAAATACATCATTATCAGCAATAATGAAAGAAGAATTTTTGTTAGGAATAATTTCTCGTCCAGAAGTTGAAAACGATGTATTTATTGATAGAGGTGTAGTACCAGTATTAGATTATCATTTAAGATTGTCAGAGATTAAAAATTTAGGTCAATTACAACAATATGGTAATGGGTATTATAACATAGATAGAATATGATAAAAAAATTAAACAAGTATTACGCGTTAATAAAATATTGCAACTTATCGATTGAAGACTTAAACGAAATGTCAGAATATGAAATGGATTGCATGTATAATATAATAAAAGAAAAAATAGAAAAATAATATGGCAACAGGAAATTACGGAATAGTAAGACCAGCTGATATTTTACCAGAAGATGTTGAAATCTTCTACAGTTATTCAGCAACTAGAGATGTCCAAGGCACACCATTACAAAAATTAGACCCAACTCAAGTTTTGGTACCAATGCGTAACCCAAACAATGCTTCTGGTATTGGTTTTGAAATCTTTGGTGGTATGTATACACTTAAATTACCAGTAACAACTTTTGGCGTTAAGGGTTATTATTCAATTATTATTAAACCTATTGAAATAAGAACAAGAATAGTTGATGTTGGTGTTTTATCTGCTTATCCTGATATAAAAGGTTTAGTATTTGATTTATCAACAATACCAACTAATTTTTTACCAAAATTTGAAAATGATGGGCTTGTTGGTTATAGAATTGAATATTTAAATCCAACACCAATTGGGGATAATTTAAAAATTAATAACTTTTTTAGAGTTATAACATCTAATAATAGATGTGAACCAGTTAATCAAAACTTAACAAATACAAATCAAAAAGCTATAAGATATAGATTTAATGATAATTCAACATTAACTTTCGCTACAGTATCACCAGCTTCAGCATCTAATGTAAAACCAAATGTATTACCATATATAGGTCAACCAAATCAAAATGTGATAATAACTAACACATTTTTTAATCCAGTTATGATTGAAGTTGAAATGGTAGACCATGATATCGAAACATTGGCATTTGCGTTATTTGGAAATCAATCCAAATCACTTGAAGATGGTATTTATACTATATACAATTTCAGTAATCAAATATACAAACAATACAATTTATACGAAATAAAAGACCAATTTAGTGGAAAACCATTGTTTGAAGTAAGAGAAGAAAGAAATAATATAGATTTTAGTAAAAACTTTAATAATATAAGACAAGCGTAATATAAGAAATGGCTAACGACACAATAAAAGTTGCTGGGTATGTAAAAAAAGTTATATACAACGGCAACATAGAATATAGGAATTACAACCCAGATTTAGTTGGTTTACAATTAACTAGTGAGGGTGGTACACCATTGTTTACAATGGGTAATTTCAATATTACGACAAATTTAGACCCAAAACTTAGTAAGCTTTTTGTAACAAAACAATTTTCAGATTTTGTTACTTTAGATGGGTTAAATTTATCCGTTAGTCAGACAGAAACATTATTAAACAATAATGCTACAGTATTCTTAAATATTGACAAATCTAAGTTATCCTATTATGCTACGTTTGGTTCTTTAACTGAATTCATCAGAGTTGGTTTAGAAAACATTATTATCAATTGGCCAGCTTCAATATACATGCAACCAATTAAAAGTTTACCAGATGGTGAACAATTAATCGGTAATACTTATGAAAATTACTACTATGACAATTTAACAAATATATCGTCTTTTAGAATACCAACAAATTTTATTAAAAACCCGTATAATATAAACTATTTAACAAATGGTGATATAAGCGGTACATTTAACGAAACAAATACTCTTCGTAATATGGTTACTGATTTCGCATCATACGCTATGTTAATTAATTCAGTAGAATACGATGTTGTTGGTTTTACAGGTTCTACTAGTACTACTAATGATTATATTTATTTTGAAATAAAAAATAATCCATTTACAGCAACTAGTAATACGATAAGTTATCACATAAAACCAAAAGCGATAATATGTGATAATTTTTTTAATAGTTTAGATGAATTTGAATATTATTTATTAAACAGACAAACCTATCCAATATACACATCCACTTTTAAATATCCACTTAGAAGTGATTTTGGTGTTTTATTATATACCGAAACCACTCTAACATGGCCAACTTCAGATGGGTATAATTTAGATTATAACACATCAGCTTATAATGATTATGCCACATTGTTACTTAATTTAGCTAGTGATAGTGATTTAATTAATAGTAACATTATGACTAGATTCTTAGTCAGTGAATCTATTACTGGTTTTGATACTTTACCATATTATTTGGCTGATGAAGACCAAGATACTTCTGGTGGTAAAATAAATAAATTGCTTAATATATATGGTGTGTCTTATGATAATTTTAACAGATATATAGAAGGGTTAGCTTTCGCAAATACTGTTAGTTATAATAAAATGGATAATACACCAGATGTTTATTTAAAAAACATAGCTAGAGTTATGGGTTGGGAATTAATAGATTCCGTTATAAGCAACGATTTATTAACAGATTATATTCAAACCAGCCAATCAACTTATAGTGGCCAATCAGTAGGTTTAACACCAGTTGAAGCTGATATAGAACTTTGGAGAAGAATTATATTAAACACCCCATGGATTTGGAAATCTAAAGGAACCAGAAGTGG